TTTTTGGCTGCGTCACGATCTTCCACATCATCTACAGAAGCAAAGTCTGGACGTGCAGCACCAAAACGCAAGCCTCTAAAGGGTTGATTAAGTCCTAAAGCTTTAAAGTGTTTGCCGTCATTGGTTTCAAACTCACCATCTGCCCAGGAGCCGTAACTCATTTGCTCTCCGAAGTCTTTTTTAAAGATCTCGTTACTTTCCAGGTGAGCTTGTATGTCCTGTATTAAGATTTTACCAGCATTTTGATTTCGTCCAATGATGAGAGCGAAATTTACTTCATCACATTGCTTAAGAGCAAGCAAGTTTCCTACGTTGGTATGAATAGACTTTGCAGCTCCACGAAACCATCTTCTAAATTGTTTGCTGTATTTATCACCGTAAAGCTTGAGATAAGAATCTAAATGAAATTGTGCTGAGGGAGCATCGGCTAATGGTAAACCCGATTTTACACCAAAGTAAAACTCAAAGAAATCGAGATAGTTCTCTGGCTTAAGGAGTCGTTTGATGCGCTCTTCCTGCTGGTTAGTCGTTTCCTTGATGAGCTTATCCGCAGATGCGGTTTTGATCATCTTAGATAAAGCAAAATAGCGTTCCCTGGCTTCTTTAAGTTCAGTCTTATTCATTGTGTAAGAGTTCTGTGACATAGGCATCAAAATGCACCCGAATGTCTTTAGTGATTTGCAAAAGCTGATCTCTCTTTTTGCCTTTGCTCTGGCCTGCTTTAGTCATCATATAGCTCGAAAAACTGTCGAAGCTCTCCATTGTGTGGACGGCTTTCTTTCTGGAATCGTTTAATCGATCAAAGGCAGCAGAGATCTTAGCGAGATCATCGGCCTTGTAAAGAGGAACTTCCCCTTTTTTAATGGCTACAACATATTCCAAAATCATTTTTTTGATTTCAGAAGGGCGGATCATGTTCAGCTCTTTAGCCTCTTCCCACTTAAACTCGTCTTTCCATTTGTAGAGCGTTTTTAGCCCTACTCCAATAAGCTCTGATATGTTCTGAATAGAAAAGCCTTTACTGTATAGATCTGTTCCCTGGGAGATCAAGTAATCTCTCTCAGTTGATGTCATTCGTCCTTTAGCCATTTTGTTTGTATTTACCGTCAATAATTAATTGATCACCTTCCAGACGTATATCATCTACTTGCATCCCGTCATACTCCAACTGCTTTTTAGCCTCGATGATGTACTGAGAGAAATTATCGTCGCTAAGCATTTCCTGTACTGCTGCACCTACTTCTGGCTTTTCCTTCCATTCGCCTTTGTGAGTGGTGAGGATAAGCTTTTGATTTTGCTTATCGGCATCACCGATAGTGAGGTCCCCATTAGTGATAAGCAAGTCGTTGTTTTCGTCTAATAAAATGTCTTTCATGTGTACAAATTTCGCAACTCACATGACCTAATAAGAATCTGGAATCACAGCTCTAATAAAATTGTTAAATCCTTAAAGAAATTAGTTATAGTGGCGGATACACGATTTTGCAGAGACTCTAAACTCGCCCAATTTTGTACCCAATCAATACAGATAATAGCACCACAGCTTATGCACACTTTTGTAGTTTCAGATGAATCCATAGTTAATGAATACGGCTACCGTGTTTTAACCGAAGGGATCAACACAGACCAGTATGAGAAAAATCCTTTGGTTTTATTCTTACATACAAGAGGCAAAGCAAAAGATGTTGTAGGTAAAGCCATAAAGCTTTATAAGAAAGATGGCAAATTACTAGCAGACATCGAGTTTGATCTGGAAGACGAAGACGCTAAAGCTTTAGAGGGCAAAGTTGCCAGAGGCTTTATTCGTATGGCTTCCATTTTTGCTACTCCAGAGGCTACATCCAACGGAGAAGAAGACATCTTACCAGGACAACAGTATGAAACGGTCACTAAGTGTAAGCTTAGAGAGATCTCTATTGTTGATTTAGGAGGTAACGATAATGCTCTTAAGTTAAGTGCTGCCAACCCTGTGAAGCTAAATCTTAAACCCTTAACCACTGAAAACCCAGAAACGATGAAAATAGAACAAATCGCATTAGCTCTTGGGCTGGATGCAAACACAAAGCCAGAGACGGTGCATCAAAAGGTCTCTGAGATCAAGTTGGCTTTAGACCAAAAAAGCACCGAGAATAAGGAGCTAAAATCTCAATTAAAAGCCATAAGAGATGCTGAGGCATCTGCACTGGTTAATAAAGCTATTGAGCTTAAACTTATTCCTGAAGGGCTTAAGGAATCTCAATTGAAAGCTTTGGAAGCTGACTTTGACAACCAAAAAGTATTGCTTTCTGGTTTGATCACTCAGGCAGAAAAGAACGCTAAAACAAATCAGACACAAACTGCAATCGGACAAATTGTAGGAGGTGGCAAAGGCGTTGAGGGCGGTGTAGAATTGTCTTACGACTACCTGCAAAAGAACGACCCAGCTAAGCTGCGCGAAATCAAAGAAACAAACAACGAACAGTATGTAAAGCTCGCTCAAGAGTATGCAGCTGGTAAACGCTGGACTCCAGCAAAAAACTAAACCCCAAACCCTTAGAAAATTAGTACGATGAAAAAAAGAATCTCAATCTCAAGTTTGTTCATTAACCTCTTGTTAGCGTTAATGTTCAGTTTTGGAATCTCTCAATTTATAGAGATCGATCCAGTTGTTACAGCTGTAGCTATTACTGCGGTTTCTGCAACAGCAGAATATATTGCACCTAGCATTTTTGCAGGAAAGCTCATGGCAGGCTTACAGAAAGAAGTTTGGGTCGCAGGCATAAAGGAGAACCCTGTCCCAAATACATCATTTGTGATGGCCTCTACCGATATGAGTGAGTATGTAGAAAATAATAAGTTGCATCTAGCAGAGGCAGGAATAGATCCAGGCGTACACGAAGACTACTTCGCGGGTAATGAAACCGAGTTGCCTACTGCAACAGTGGAAGATACACCAAATGAAGTGGTCCTTAAGACTTATTCTACTGAACAAACCCGACACAGGGACTTACAGGAGATAGAGCTAGCCTATAACCGTAGAGAGTCTTTGATTAACAGACATAGAAACTCACTAGCCAAGAACCTTGGTAAAAGAGCTGCTCACGCCTGGACGCCATCATCTGGAGGCGGATCTAATCAATTGTTAAGCCTTGGAGCTGGAGACAGTATCATCGATGCTATAATCGACTTACACAAATTTTACGCAGAAAACGATAAGACAGAAAACATGAACATCTGTTTATCTCCAGAGCACATGGCCAGAATCCGTAAGGAGGACAAAGACCTGTTTAAAGACATCATGAACACCCGAAACATGTATGACTTTACCGTATGGCAATACAGCCAAACGCCATTGTTTACCAGTGCAGATGCTAAAAAGCCTTTTGGATCTGTATTAGAGGCTGGAGACAAGCGTAGTTCTTTTACATGGAACTCAGACGAAGTGTTTAGATCCTTCGGAGACGTAGAGATGTACGAAACTTTAAGAGATGCTGGTTTACAGGCTGATCTCTTATCCTTCGCACAAAGAGCCTTACTAGGCGTCATTAGAGCTAACAATCCTAAGTATTTAGGAGCAATCATATAATCATGGCAGACAAGAAAACACTTAAGCAGCGCGCTCAGGATTACCTAGAGCGCAGCGAGGCGAGCGAAGTGCACGCCACAGCAGACGAGTTCCTATTCCTTACCAAGCAGGATGCAAAAGCACACGCCAAAGGATTGAAGGATAAAAAGATCACCACTTACAAAACTGAGCTGCCTGCAAAGCCAGAAGCTGATGAAGTGGATCTTACTGAGCTTAATGCAAAAGACTCTATAGAGTTTATCAAAGAAGCTACTTCTTTGGAAGAGATAGAGCCATTTGCTAAGGATGATCGCAAGACTGTCCAGGAGGCGTATGCAGAAAAGGTTGAAGAACTAGAAGCAGCTGAATAAATGGCAGCACAGGAAATGCTTATCGAGAGACAGTCGTATGGTAAAAAACAAACCATAGGAAGGTTGTTTTGCCTGGACGCCAATAAGGCTTCAGTGTTCGACTGTCATTCTCTGGAGCTTCCGTGGCTTGACAATGCTAATTCTATCTCTTGCATACCAGAGAATAAGTATAAAGTAAAGAAACGCTATAGCAAACGATTTGGCTGGCATTTTCACATTACAGATGTAAAAGGTCGCACCTGGATCTTGATCCACAAAGGCAATTTCTACACGCAAATAAGAGGTTGCATTGTACCTGGCTCTGATCTCAAAGATATCAATCGAGACGGACTGGTAGATGTAACTGACTCTTCGCGTACTATGGATAAGCTTCTTGAAATCATGCCTGAAGAGTTTGACGTAACCATTACAAAAAGCGCACATGCCTAAGATATTCACATTGATTTGGACTGGTTGTATGTTGATTGCTCTCCTTAGTTGTGGCTCACGCCAAAAGACTGTGGAGAGTACATCAAATACACGCATTACTAAAGAGGTAAGCGAGATCTATAGAGATACTACTTTTTTTGCTCCAAAGCAGTCTACTCAACTAAATATCAGCTTAAGGCAGTTATGCGATACTTACAAGGTAAATCAATTACAGTCTGTATCTAAAGAAAAGCCAAAGGTGAACACACCAGATTACAGCTCCAGCAATGGATCGGCTTTTATAGACGCTAACCTTATGGGTGATTTTCTAAACCTTAATGCTGGATGCGATTCAATTGCTATAGCTGCTAAGATTAAAGAACGCCTGGTACGCGAACTTAAAGAGACAGAAGACTCTGTAAAAGAGGACAAAAAAAGAGGTGTAAGCACCTTTCGGCTTATCTACACTAGCGCAGGAACTCTTGCTTTAGGATTGATTGTCGGCATTATACTAACAAAATTTAGAATCATATAAAATGGGACTTCCAAAAATTACATTCAACATTGCTGAGAACGGCCTCAATCTCTCTGGAGATGGAGTGCAAAAGGTACCAGCATTAGTGATTACAGGTTCCAGCGTAGCCGATGCTATACAGCTGGGAGAATCCAGACAACTATTTTCTTTAGCCAATGCTGAAGAAATTGGAATTACTGAAGCAGACAATCCTCTAGCTTATAAGCACATTGCCGACTTTTACAGAGAAGCTGAGAATGGTGCAGAGCTCTGGGTGATGTTGGTGTCTGATGCAACCACTTATGAAGATATAGGAGATCTTACTATGCCTTACGCTAAAAAGCTTGTAGAAGATGCAGCAGGGCGAATAAGAATCCTTGGCGTGGTGAAAAAGGCTGAAGCTGTTCCAACTATCACAGAAGGTATCGATGATGATGTCAAGCTGGGCGTGGCTAAGCTTCAGGAGCTTGCAGATCACTTTGCGGCCAAATATATGCCATTGAGAACCATTATTTCTGGTAATAACTTTAACGGCACTGTGGCAGATCTATTTGACTATACAGAAAGCTCATTTGATCGTGTGGCCATGTTATTAGCCAATAACGATGGAGCTGCGGAGGCTTCTATAGGTTTGGCTCTTGGCAGAATTGCCAGAATACCAACACAGCGAAGTATTGCTCGAGTAAAAGATGGACCCATTGAGGTGCTTAATGCCTATTTAACCGATGGTCAACCAGTAGAATCTTATACAGATGCCTGGGATGCTATCCACGACAAAGGCTACATCTTTATGAGAAGCTTTCCCGGGCGTGCCGGTTACTTCTTTACAGATGATCCTACACTGGTTCTCCCTACGAACGACTTCTCTTCACTTGCCAGAGGTATGGTGATGGACGAGGCCGTGATCGTTGCCAATAACACACTTACAGAAGAGTTGAGCGATGAAGTGCCAGTGAATGAAGCTGGACAGATTCACCCGGCGATTATTAAATCTTTCCAGGGGAATATCGAAAACGACATTAATGCGTTGATGACCGCAGAAGGCAAATTGAGTGCTGTAAGAGCGTTTATTGACGTGAATCAAAACATATTGCAAAACGACCAGCTCGTGGTGCAGCTTAGTCTCCAACCTGTAGGCTATGCGAAAATGATACAGGTGAATATAGGTTTCACAACAAACATTAATTAATCATGTCAACATTTTCAAGTAAACAATACGGCTGGGCAGATATGACCATTTCTTATGGTGGTAGAATCCTGGAGGGTGTTCTAGAGGTAGAGTACAAAGAAACTAAAGAAAAGGAGTATTTGTATGGCCGTGGAGCAAAGCCACACGCTATCGTGCACGGTAACTTCAATTATGAAGGTAAGATCAAAGTATGGCAGTCTGAGCTAGAAGCTATGACGAAAGACGCAAAGGATAAGGACATTACCAACCTATCATTTGACGTGGTAGTGGCTTACGTGCCTAGAAACGATGAGGGGCAAATAGTAACCGACATTCTTAAAAATGTTGAGTTTACAGAAGTTGCTAAAACTCTGGCTCAGGGAGATACCAATATGGAAGTAGAGCTTCCTATCATGTTCCTGGACGTGAAAAGACAAGATTAACCTTTAATACAACATACACATGGGTACCAAGACTAAGACTGAAGACAATAAAGTAACGCAGGACCAAATCAATGCCTGGAAGAAAAAACACGGTGACATTTTCAAGATCTCTTTTGAAGACGGTAAAGAAGTGTTCATCAAAAAGCCAGACCGCAAGACTTTGAGTTATGCTATGACAAAGGCTCAAACCAATCCGCTTGGTTTTGCTGAAGTGATCCTCAATAACTGCTTTCTAGGCGGTGATGCAGATGTGAAAACAGATGATGATTACTTCCTGGGAGCTTCTGCTCAACTCGAGCAAGTTATGGAGGTAAAAAGTGCTGAGATAAAAAAGTTGTAGAGGACTCTAAAGGCGACTTTGAGTCCAACTACATCGCTTATTACGACACTCTGCTTCAGTATTACTTAGGAATAGATCCCGAGGAGCTGACCGACGAAGAGTGGGGCGAGAAAATCGCTATCCTGGAAGACATCAGACAAAAAGAGAAAAAAGCTTCAGAATAAATGGCCTACAGTTTCGACATATTTATGAAAGACTTTGCAAGCTCCAAGCTTAACAAAGTCGCCAATTCTCTCAACAATATGAGAGCTAATGTCGAGCGTACTAATAACACCTCGAAGCGAAAATTCAATGAAACCACCACCTCTATCAATAGCCTCCAGCGAAGATTGGAGGTATTGAATAGACAGCGTGGAGCCACAACGTCTATCTCTCAGATTAAAGACCTTAACCGAGGCATAAGACGTACTCAACGAGAGCTGCATAAGCTTGACAATTTACCCAGACCCACATTTGTACAACGCCTAAGAAATATAGGTTCGCAAATGGGAGGTCTTGTAGGTTTGGCTGGTGGTTTTGCAGTGGCCTTAGCTGGTTGGAATGCTGTAAAAGCAGTATTTAACAAAGGCGTGGAGCTAGAGCAAATGGAAGTTAAGTTCGAGGTACTTCTTGGTTCTGCAACTAAGGCAAGAGATATGTTAAGTCAGCTTAACGAATACGCCAACTTTACGCCTTACGATAACCAGTCTATAACAAAATCAGCAGAGCTGCAACTGGCGTTTGGTATTGACCAAGAGAAAATCATGGAAAACACCAAGATGCTTGGTGATATTGCTATGGGTGACGCTAATAAACTTAACTCTTTATCTCTTGCTTTTTCTCAAGCCTCTTCCACAGGTAAGCTAATGGGTCAAGATCTTCTCCAGATGATTAACCAGGGATTTAACCCCTTAGAGGTTATATCTGAAAATACTGGTATTGGTATGGGTAAGCTAAGAAAGCAAATGGAAAAAGGAATGATTAGTTCCGACATGCTTTCTGAAGCTTTTAGACTTGCTACATCTGAAGGCGGTAAATTTCATGGCATGAGTGAAGAGATGGCTAAAACTGCTGGAGGTGAAATGTCAACTTTACTAGGTAAGCTAGGCTTTACAATCATGACTATTGGTAAGCGTTTAGCTGAGATGGCGAAACCTCTTATCATTATGACCAGAAAATTTGTAGAAGGCATTCTTCCATTTTTAAGATATATACGTGACTTATATAATTTAATTACAAGTTCGACTCCTTTAATGATTGTCTTTGGCGGGGTGATAGCTGCTATTGCAGCCAACTTTGTTATTGTTAATGCGGTGACCTGGGGTTATAGTATAGCCATAGGTGCGGTGACGTTGGCCACAAAGATTGCGACCATTGCCACTCAAGCCTGGAACTTTGTATTAAGTATGAATCCAATAGGATTGGTGGTCTTGGCTATTGCTGCGCTTATTGCTGGCGTAGTCTTATTGTGGCAAAAGTTTGACTGGTTCCGCGGTATGGTGATGGGTGTCTGGGAAGTGATCCAGGAGCTTGGAGTAGTGATAA